ATGCCTCCCTCGTGGCTTCATAAAGTGGTCCCTGTATCGCCCTTCCGATCGTAGTTCCTCCCGATATCTGAGGACCGGGCGAGATCAATGGTTGCCCGACGTCCGGCAGCTTCGCTAGCTCTTCCTGTGTCGGTGGCTGCTGCGCCTTCTGCGCCTCCCTCACCTGCTGGATTATCGGAGCGAGTGATGGATGCCGGATCGCATTCCACATTGTCCTGAAACCGCTGGGACGGTTAGCCTCCAGTTCCCCTGCCATGCCCTCCAACGCTTCCCTGGTGCGCCAGTCGTCCGGAGCGGCTTCCTGATAGGCTTTCGAGATCCAGCCGGGTGGTGGGAGCCCCTGCTGCGGAGGCGTCTCAGCTGGCTTCTGAAGCGGCGGCAGGCCATACGTGTATTGAGGCTGGCTGAGAAGATCGTTCTCGGTATCCATGCCGGGTGCCAAGCTGCCGAAACCAGCCATCTTTAGCCTCGAATACCTATTGTACCAACCGGCATACCCGGTTCATCTCGATCATAGGGTATCCCGACGTATGGGTTATACCGCGGTAACATCCTAGCTCCCAGAGGAGGCCAGCTTGATCGCCTTTCACGACGTCCAGCCGCATATTTGAGAATGGGAACCCTCGCCCGGGCCATGAGGCCCTCAGCAGCCCCAATGCCACCTCCCGAGGACATCAGGCCGAGGCGGATACCCCTGTCGACATCGCTTTGGGTAATAGGCCTCTCATAGGGAGTGCCCTTGCCAAGCGTTCCAATGACAGGGTCAGGAGGTGGACTAATGTCCCCGAATGGTTGGTTCATCCGCGACCAGTCGATTAAGTCGTTCTCATCCGACATGCCGGGTGCAAGACTGCCAAAGCTGGGCATCAGCGATCTCCCGCAACTTGGCTCTCAGGCTCGATGCCTCGGGCAAATGTCCAGGATGACCCCGCAACAATGCGCACCCTGCCGCGCTGATACCGAGCCTCGATCGGATCAATGGGAGCCATCCCCATGTCGTCGATGAGGTTCTCGGCCGTGTAATTGAGCAAACCCTGCACTGCCAGCCGCCATCCAACCGAGCAATAGACCTGTGTCGCGTCCGTAATAGGACGCACCGCATTGGTGAAGACCATTTGCCCTTCGGCATCGGCATCGCCTGTCTCCAGCAAAGCCTCAAGGGATGGCCCATCGAAGAACCCGAGCACATTGCTGCTGTCGAAAGCCGCCAGATTGGCCAATGACGCCTTCACAATGGTATCGAATGAAAACGGGATGGTCTCGATCGAGCCCCCGATCGCTCCACCGCTGATGTAGGGATGCACAAAGGTCGAGCCCACCAGATCCGCATGCGTGCCATCGATGATATTGAACCGCCAGACCCCATTGGCCTCCGTCGTCCCCACCACACCCTGTACCGTCGCGAATGGCTGCGCTGCCAGATCGAACGTCGGCTTCGACACGGCATCCAAGGTCAGCCTGATCGCCCCTGAACCATTGTCCGTCGCGTTCCGAACCAGCAATTGAACCGATGTAAACTTATCCATCTGCTCCAGCGTCAGCCCAGGCTTGGCCAATGTCGCGAGATATTCGCCAGATATGTTCAAACGCGTCCATTTGTTCAGCAGCCAGTCGAACACCAGCACACGATCGAAATAATTCGGCGTTCCCTTCATGGACTTGTAGGCAAAATACACCCTCGTCGCCTTCGGAGCCGAGGCCCCGATGATCAGTTGCAGGTTTGCGGCGTCCACATCATTGAAGAAGCTGATATTGACCTTGTCCTTGCCAATATCCACCGGCTGATCGGCCGTCCCCACGATCATCTTGAAACCAGCCGCCCCCAGATAGAATACCCGATTGCCGACGTTCGTGATCGAATATTTGGCAAACAGCGCCTCCTGCGTCGACAGTCGATAGAACTGGAAAATGGCCGGGTTGCCTGCCGCATACGTCATCGTCCGGATCGATTGCTCCTGAAAGATCAGCCCGTAGGCATCGCCACCGCTCGAAGCCAGACAGACGCCGCCATCCGGGAAGTCCTGAAACGAAGCAAGCCCAAGACCAGCGCTCCATATCTCAGGCGCATCGAGGTCGCTCCATTGTGCTCTTTGTGGGTTGAGCTGCAAGGCTGTCAAGACAACGAAAAACCCGATGATGGAGATCGCCCCGGCCGCCGGAGGGTTGCCGCCGAGATCGACGAAATTGCCTGCACTGCCCAATATGAACTTCTGCGGCACCGTGTTCTGCTGAACCGCTATGACAAGGTTATTGAACTGGGCGAATTGCCAATTATCACCAGCAGGAAGCTGACCATAAGACGTTCCGCCTTTCGATACTTTGCGCCAGCCCAGCGTTGTATTGTCGAGGATGTAAAGATCGGTCGCAGACCCGGCAAAGATCGTTATCGAGCCGTCCGTGTTCCTGCCAAAGAAAAAACCGCGGCATAGATCAAACAGCGCCAGCGTATAGCCCTGCAAACTCTGCACCGGACCGTAGCCATCCCCACGCGGCACTACATTGAAGATCGTCTGCGACTCCGCCTGACCCAGCGGTGTCACATCAGGCGCATATTCCGGAAATAGAATGAGTTTCCCAGGCATCACCACGCCATTGGTTTAACACGCGACCTCGTCGACGTTATCTTGTTGCCTTCCGCCTTCAATGACTGAAATGACCGATGCGTCTCTCCGCCGCTTCCAGGCTCCGGAGACATCGCCTGCGCCATCGGCATGTTGCGCGTTACATGCACCGCGATCTCATACTTGGCACGACATCTGATGAGCCGCTCCGCCTGCGTCATCCAGACATTGTCCGTCTCATTATCGTCCACAGGACCCGGGATCTGAAGATGAGCGCCAAGCCGCACCTCATACACCGCAGCAGGCACCGGATATAACAGGACCGTATTGCCTTCATAGGCATAGCTCACCGGAAGGCCGAATTGTGTAAACAATTGAATGTTGAGATGCTGCCGCTCCGGTGTCACCTGCGACAATTGCATCAGCGTGTTGCCGATCCGGATGTTGAGATAGTCGATGAAATATGATGTCGCGAGCGCAGGACACTCATTCGTCGAATACGTATGCTGCCCTGCGATCGTGTTGAATGTGATCGGATTGGCCGGGTCCAGCTCGTTGAAGCGAAAACGCTGCTTCTGATATTCCCCTATCGCGGTATAAATGGCGTTCCGGATTGCCTCGGAATTGGGCCTTTGTTGGCTCGATGACCCCCAATTGCCTGCTAGATCAAACCGAGCCCCCAACTCCGCAGCAATGCGAAATACCATCGTCGACAATGTCGGCTTGGCACCTCCGCCCTCAAAACCAGCACCAAAACCTGGACCAAAGCCGCCCGTCTGGGCCATTACTGTATCCTTATCGCTGTTATCGTCGAGTCCTTCGAATTGCCGGTCGTATTGTACTTCATGAGACCGTTTGCAGTACCTTCCTTACATTCGATACGAATATTTCCCGAAGGAGACGTAATGACACCGGAAAGCCCAAAAGACGCCGATGCAGCAGCCGCCGCAATATTTGTTGCGCCACTCGCCATCACCGTCGTGCCATCCCATAATTTACAGAAAAACGTCGCGGCTCCAGCCGTATCAGTCAATGTCACGGTACCGCTGGCATACCATGTCCCCGTCGTGCCCTGCGCCACACTCGGACCAATTGCATAGGCCGTAGTAACAGTCACATCGGCCCCCAACGAAGACGTCACCAGCGACATATTGAGCGCAATGGTTCCGCTTGTTGTGATCGTGCCGCCCGTCAGCCCTGCCCCCGCCGCAACCGAGGTCACCGTGCCAGCATTGTAGGCCGACCACGCCGGAACACCTGTCGCGTTCTCCGTCAGTGTCTTTGTCCCGGCCGTATTGCCCGGCAATGTCACCCATGCCGTGCTATTCCAGTACATGATGTCGCCCGGATTGGTCGTGGAGGGGAATACCGCCGCCGTGGCCCATGATGGAATACCCGAGGCGTTCTCTGAAAGGAACTGGGAGCCGCTGTTGTTGCCCGGCAGCGTTACCCAGGCCGATCCGCTCCAATAAACGACGTCGCCGGATCTCGTCGGTGTCGGAAATACCAGTGGCGTCACCGCACTACCCGATACCCAGCTCGGAACACCGGCATTGGTCTGCTGCAGTAAGCCCGTCGTCGTATTGTTGCCAGCCAGTGTCCCCCAGGACGAACCGTTCCAGTACACGAGATCGCCAGCTCGAACCGGTAACGGGAAAATAGCCGCTGCCGCTCCCGGCTGCGTCGTCGCACCCGTACCTCCCAGCGCTATTCCCAAGGCCGAGGTGCATGTCCCCAGCAAACCCGTCGTCCCTACGTAGCAGGTGAACGCCCCCGCTCCCACAGGCGCAGCAGGCATCGAGGAACTGATCAAATTCGTCTGGAAATTGCGCAGGATGGAGGGAGTGATCGCCCCGACCGTATTGTCCGGGAATTGCGTCTGCACATCATTGAGTAATTGCGACTTCGTGCAGGGAGCCGTGCAAGGAGGGGTCGCCTGCGCATGCACTTCGCATAAAGACAGGAATAAAACCAGAACAATGCAAAGTAGAAGTCTCATGGGTTGCGCCTCCTCCGCGGCGACCGCGGCCAGACCGCGCTCACCCTACAGTGCAATACCAGCGGCCCAGTGCCGTCGAAGCCCAGCAGTCCGCACTCTTCAATGCCGCAATAGCCAATGCCGCTCCCGCACCAGCCGCTACGCCATTGCTCACGATCACATCCGTAGCCAGGAACGGAAACACGTTCATCGAGTTGGCTGTGTTGTTCACCACGATGACATTGAGCGAACCATCAAGGTTGGTCGGTGGCCCGATCGCCGTGATCGATGGCAGTCTCACCCCGTCCCCGATCGTCGCAACCGTCGTCACGAACGATACACCCGCACTCAATTGATAGGATGTTGCCTGCGTGCCGGATGCCGTTGCCGTA